CCGAATGACGCAGCGACCCGCGTTCGGTACGTGTATCGCCGAACGTGGCGAGTTTGATGAGTGGGCACTGTTGTTTCGATGCGTATATGGGCGGTGTGACGCACTGTGCCACGATCTGCGGCCATGTGACAGTGTGAGCGGTGCCGCGAACGCCGCCAGCGTCCTCGAAGATGGTTATGCGCACAGGGTCAGTCCGGAGTAACAGCGCGTATGTAACGTCCCGCCGTCTGACGAGTCAGTGTCTCCCGATGCAGCGCACGTTCCCATCGCGTCAGATCGACGTGTAGCGCCGCGATATACGCAGGGTTACTGTTGGCAGACAGAGCCAGTACGAGTTCGAATCGGGTCAGGTGACACATGAGTCTGTAGAAGTAGAGCATATCGAGTGTCCTCGTTCGTGAGTATCAGACGTTAATCACACCGAACCCGCGCAGCGCCACTTCACGCAGCAACGGTTCGATATTTGGCCGGGTGTATGCAGAACGTGTCACGACGACCGACCGCCGAAAGCCATCCAGTCCGAATAACTGCTGCGGGCGTTCGATGAATCGTGCGGTGATCCCGGTACGTTCTGATAGCGCGACGACTTCATCATATGATGCAGCGATGACGCATATATACGTGTCGCTCATGTGCGCGGCACCCGTGGCAAGTACGTATGCTGGCGACGATAGCATTTCTTACCGTCACGAATGAATGGGCAACGTAGCGAGTCGCGCTGATGATCTTCCATCGCTTGACCGCACCGGGTGCATTTGGGGATGCGTAGATCGAGTGCCGCCTGTATGTTATCCATGATGAATCGACTCCGCGGCAGCGCGACGTAGCGTTTCGTCGGCCTTCATCGCACGACTGTCACGGATCGCGATACCCTGGGCGACAACGACAGCATCACGCAGCCGGATCGCCTCGCCCATGATGGCGCGACGCATCTGTGGCATGGTGCCGAATACATGCGATACGGTAGCAGGACTGCACCGCGCTGCATCGGCGATCTGCTCCCGTGACAGCGCAGCGTACCCGTGCTTGTGCGCGAGTTTGATCGCAGCGGCGAGTATTTCCGCCCCGCGTGTATCCGGTCGTCGAATTCGTTTCATTGTTGTGTTTCCTGTAGAATAACACGCATCGTATTCGTCAGTTCGTCGCGCTGGATGATCGCCTCGCGCATATGTTGCTGTGCGTTGAGTGACATTAGCATCTGGTGATTGATGCGATTATTAAGCAAGTCGATGCGATCCTGAAACTGATTCAAGAGTCGCGCTGATTCTGATAGTGATATTGTCATAGCACCTCCGATTCAGATATTAGTCGCTATTGACGGACGTGTCAATATCTCCGGTTGAAAATAACGCCATCCCACCAAGCGACCGCACCAGATCGGCCCATCGGCGCTGCGCTTGCTCGTGTTTGTCGGCCATGCGCGGTTTCCATCCTTCGCACTTCGCCTCGACCGATACGAACTGCCCGATCACAGTACCGACCATTTCCTGAGTGACCAGCACCGGACGAATACCGATCAAGTCGGCAGATGCGACGGTCGATCCGGGCGTATCATTCGCCAGCCCCCATCGAACGAACGATCCGTTTTCGAGTTTCCCCGCACCGCAGTTGTTGCGCCATAGCCGCCAGCCCGCAGCAGACGCGGCGATGCGGATGCGTTGCGATACTGACGCCTCACTGGCGGTCATGATGTATGCGCCTCGATGCGTATGACACCGCGCACGGTTTTGCATATGACGGCGTCTCGTTCTGTGTTTAGTATCAGTTGCCCCGATTCGTCACGGACGTACACCACGACCTCTCCGAGTTCCTCATCTGCTGTTATGCAGTCGCGTGTAAGAACACCGTCGATATATACGTCGCATGTATACGCGTGCGGTAACGCTGCCGGATCGAATGCCGGATCGTTCTTGTCTACGGTTATTCTCATGACGTATGCGCCTCGATTAGTCGAGTCAGATAGTGCTGCGCTTTCTTCAAGTCCTCAACACCGCCTTTATCGTCACACCGTGCGATATATTTTATGCAGTTGCCTCTAAGGAATCCGACGAACTGTTCGTGCGTCATCCATGATTCCATCGCGTCCCAGGGTTGAACGGTTTTACTCCGGTAATGCTCCCCGCCGATCTGTGTGTCGCGTGCTGTTGTCATGACGTATGCTCCATGTATGATTTAATTATTTCCGCCGCGACTTGGGGAACGATCGCATTGCCGTATCCGCGCAGCTTGACCACTCTTTCGGATACCCCATTAGCCAACGGGAATGTTCCGGGTTCAACGCACCGCCACTTTGCATCCCTGCACAGCAGCCAATCAGCATCTCGCCATACGCCGTTAGTCGGGCGGGCTGCATCGCTACCACTTGCTGCGACAGCGGAACCCCCGTGTCTGCTGGTCGTGGAGGTAGCGAACCCCTGCTGTGATCCTGCGCTGTCGGGGATACCCACCCGGCAAGATTCGCCTGCCGCCCCAATTGATCCAGTCGTTCCTTGCCGCACGATCGAGGTTTGATGTCCGATCCCGAATCCTTCCAGTCTCTTGTCGTCGTCGTCGTCCATGCCACAAGCTCCACTGTTCTCCGACTGCTGTCGTTGTTCCCCGCAGGGCTGTTCCCATTCTGTGCGGGCGTCCCTGCCATTGGTGTCGGCCACGAACCACAGTCTGTCTCTGATATGCGGTGCGCCGACGCCCGCAGCCGGTACACAGACCGCCCCGACGGAGTAATCAGCCGCTTCCATATCAGCTTGAACAAGGTCGAGCCAACCGTGACCAATCGCAGCGCCAACCTGTTCTCCAAAGACGACTGAAGGTCGACACTGGTCGATGAGATGGAACCATGCGGGCCATAAGTGCCGCTCGTCAGCAAACCCTGCACCTTTGCCTGCCGCGCTGAAAGACTGACATGGGCAACTACCCGTCCAGACGCGCCTATCGTCAGGCCATCCGGCGAGGCGCAAGGCGAGGCTCCATCCGCCAATCCCTGCGAAGAAGTGACATTGCGTGTATCCCCTGAGTTCATCTGGTGTGACATCTTCGATCGATCGTTCATCTACATCCCCGTATGCTATGTGTCCGTTTCTGATTAACTCGCGCAGCCATTCCGCAGCCTTCGGATCGAGTTCGTTATAATACGCCGTCATCCCCGTACCCTCTCCATGAGTGCTACAGCCTCCGCACGACCCAATGCCTGTGCGGATAGAACATCAATACCGAACGTGACGAAAAACTCACGCTGCAACCGTCGCACCGTCATCTCGTCCGTGTCGCCGCTACGTCGCCCACCCCATTCGGCCATCGCGGCACGCAGATCGGCCTGCGCATCGCCGCGTTCGCGATGCCTCGCATTGATCGACTTCTGTATCAGCATGTCTGGGTGCGAAGCTGGCGGCGCGTCAATCGCACCGCGCATCTGTGCTAGCGTATCGGCATCGAGTTCATACAGATCACCATCGACCTGTTCTGGCAACGAGCGCCCCGCAGGCTCGACCCTGACGCCGCAGTACGGGCACGTCAGACCGTGTTCCGCACGCTCATACACGCCCGTACAGGCCGGGCACACGCGCACCGGGATCACATCATCGGGCGTTCCGCGTGAGCGTCGTTCGCGACGATCCAGCGACCATTCCCGCGCTGCATCCGGCAGGCCGTGGCGCATCACGTTACCAACATGATCTATGATGAGCGCGTGCGACTTGCCATCCATGATACGTAAGGCGCGTCCGAACTGCTGGGAATACAGACCGAACGATTGCGTCGGACGTGCCATTGAAACGACTTCCAGCGCAGGCAGATCGAATCCTTCGCTGAACAGATCGCAGTTTGTCAGTTGCTTGATTTCACCGTTCGCGAAACGTCGCAGGATTGCCGCACGTACTGCTGGCGGCGTTTTCGCGCTCACTGTCTCAGCCGGTACGCCAGCCTGGCGGAACGCCGCAGCTACGTCACTGGCTGATTCGACATCAGTGCAGAACGTCACACCGAGTTTCCCCGCAGCGATCCGTATGTAATGCTGCACGACATCGCCGACGATATGTGACTGGCGAACGGCCTTGCGTAGCGGATCGGGCGAGTAATCACCGCCAGCACTGATGCCGACGCTGGATAGGTCGAGATCGGACGGTGGTGCAAATATGCGGTAATCGGTTAGGTATCCCTCATCAATCAGATCACGCATGGACGGTGCGAATACCATCGTGTCCATGAGTCCGTCGGCGTGGCGACCTAGACCTAGACCATCGGCGCGAACGGGTGTCGCTGTGACGCCCAGGCCGCGTGCGTTCGGGAACAACGACGCGGCAGTCCCCCACTTCGTTTTGGATAGTAAATGATGGCACTCGTCCTGCACCCATAGTGTCACGGTATTGAACCACGTCGTCGTTGGTGGCATCTTGACCAACGTATCGACCGATGCGACGCCACACGCACCCACAGCGTTATAATACGATCGACCTGTATGCTCGATATGCGCCGCTACGCAGTCCCGTATCAGCGCCGGTTGCCCGATGATCCGATGACGGATACCGTTACGCGCCAGCGCCAGGCTGATCTGACCGACCAGTTCGTGACGATGCGCGATAGCGATAGACGGCCCGTTATGATCGTGTATGACAGACGAGAATACTGTCGTTTTACCCGAACCCGTCGCCGCGACCGCGAGTACGTTACGCGCACCGGACGACCATGCGGCGTAGATGTCACGCTTCAGATCAGTCTGATATGGGCGAAGCGTGACGGTCATGCGGGTATCCAGCCCCGCAGATCGGATAATGACGCGCCGACGATACGATGGATGCCGTCATCACCGCGTTTGATACTACACTGCACACGCTCGAACCCCCATGTGAAGCCGGTAAATAAGAACCCATCAGTGTTCGGTAAATGGCGAAGTTGCCTAATCAGTTGCATACGCACCTCGTAAAATAGTTATTGACAACACCGTCAATATAAATTATATTCTCAATCGTTGCAAGTTATTTTTTCTCCCACAACCACCCCACGAAAGGGACATCATGAGTATTTCCATCACTATCACCGATCCGACCAACGAGGAAGCACTACGCATCGCCGATTACCTGTACGAACTTGCCGGGTTCGGCAAGTCAATCACCCCGACCGAACCTGATCCGACTGCGACATCGCGCCTCGTCGAAGTGTTTCGCAGCAGTCCGGGATTCGTTTCGGAGGTCACACCAGTGGTTCCGATCCCCGCTGAGAATCAGATGCCGCTCATCGCACCCGCAGCGTCAGTTACACATGAGACTCATGACATCGACGGTGTTGCATGGAACGCCGAAATTCACGCCAGCACGAAATCCAAAACGGCAGACGGACGGTGGAGAGCGAAGCGTAACACGACAGGTGTGACACCCGTGGCACCCGCAGCACCCGTGGCACCCGCTGCACCCGTGGCACCATCCGGCGCGATGACGTTCCCGCAGCTTATGCAGCGGATCACGCAAGGTATTGCATCGAACGCATTCACACACGATAAGGTTAAGGCTGCACTCGCACTGGCTGGTTGCGAATCATTACCTGCGCTGGCGTCACAGCCGAATCTAATCCCGATCGTCTGCGCAAACCTGGCGATAGCAGCATGAGCGAACACGCTAAATTCGCGCCGTCGTCGGCGCATCGATGGGTGGCGTGCCCCGGTACGATTCGGATGTCCGAAGGTATTGTCGAGCCGGAATCCGAATCGGCACTGGAAGGCACGATCGCGCACGAAGTCGCAGAATGCACTCTCCAAGGCAAACCGATTCGCAGTGACGCAACGGATGAGATGATCGACGGTGCAATCATGTACGCTGAATATATTATTAGCGTGATCGGCAAGGAACAGCAGATACACATCGAGGAACGTGTGAATGGCGTGCACCCGGAGAATTGGGGTACGCCGGATGCTTACACACTGACTGACACTGATCTGCATATCTTCGATTACAAGTTCGGGCGGGGTATCGTCGATCCGTATCGTAACTGGCAATTGCTGAATTACGCTGCGGGTATCATCGGCAAGACACCTGACATCACGATCCATCTGCACATCGTTCAGCCTCGCGCATATCACCGTGACGGTACGTGCCGTTCGTGGTCGATTATCAGCCAGGACGCATTCACGTTTTTTATGACGTTGAGTGCCGCAGTAACGGATGCTCTGAAACCGAACGCCAAGTGTTTCACCGGCACACACTGCGAACACTGCCCAGGTCGGTATCGTTGTTCGGCATTGCTGCGTTGTTCATATTCAATCATCGAGCGATCCGGCGAATCGCTGCCGCTCGAAATCGCAGTCGATGTGATGGGTATGATTCTCGTCCAGGTGCGTGAAGGTATTGATCGTCTTACGGCCATCGAGTCGGGTATGGAACAGCAGGTTCTATCCGCGCTGCGTGCGGGTGCGCGGGTTCCCGGCTGGCACATTGAAACTGGTGCCGGTCGTGAGCGGTGGCGCGTACCGTATGCCGAAGTCGTGGCACTCGGTGACGCGATGGGCGTACAGGTGCGTAAGGACGAACTCATCACACCGAAGCAGTCGGTTAAGGCTGGTCTTCCGCGTGATCTGGTCGATAGCTTCACGGAGATACCATCGGGAAAGGCGAAGATCGTCCGTGACGATACGAGACTGGCGCAGGTGTTTGGTGCGTCACCGAGTGCTGTGAAATAATTATTGACGGATTCGTCAATATCGTTTATATTTAATTCATGCCGCACTTGCGGTAACTTTAGGAGCATTACACATGACTGAAATTCTTTTCCCCGTTGGCCGTATGATCGGTGGTTCGATGTACAAGCCGAACCCGAAGAAAGACAATTTCGGCAAGCCCGTACTCGACAAGACGGGTCAGCCTGTAACATCGTTTTCGTTCGGCGTCGCGCTGCCGAAAACGCAGCAAGACTGGCGTCTTGAGTCGTGGGGCGCGCAGATCCTCGCAGTTGGTCAAGCCGCATATCCGGGAATCTGCAACACGCCGTCGTTCGCCTGGAAGATTATCGACGGCGACTCGCAAGTGCCGAACAAGAAAAACCGCAAACCGTGCGATCAAGAGGGGTATCCGGGTAATTGGGTATTGTGGTTCTCTCAGTCGTGGGCACCCAAGCTGGTCAATGCGAACGGATCACAGGAACTCACCGAGCCGAATGCAGTGATCGCAGGCTATTACGTCCAGGTATTCGGTGGAGTTAAGAGCAACGCGCCGTCGCCGACGCCCGGTGTGTATCTGAATCCGATCGCCGTTGCACTCTCAGGATATGGTACGCCGATCGAAACGTCGAGCGTCGATACTACGGCAGTCGGATTCGGTGCATCGCCCGCACCCGCCGGGATGTCAGCAACGCCCGTGGGGATGATGCCACCTGTCGCACCTGTCGCACCTGTCGCACCTATCGCACCCGCAGCACCGAACACGTCGTTCCTGCAACCGCCATCCGCGCCATCCGCGCACCAGATGACCCCGGCTGCGAACGGTGTCACGTATGAGGCGTATGTCGCGCAGGGATGGTCTGAGGCGATGTTGCGCCAGCATGGGTTGATGGTCTGAGGCGATGCGGCCCAACGCACTAGCTCAGGGGCGACCGGAATGACGCGCAGCGGCATTGAGGGCGTCCGCTTGAGCGAACGGTTAGGCCAGGTGGCAGAAGCGAAAGGAGAGACGTATGCTGTGGTTTGACGTGCTGGCGATTGGTACGCCAGCGATGGTGCTGGTGATGAGTGCGGCCTACTACGCCGGGCGCCGCCGCGAACGCCGCGAGTTGTGGCCAGAGGCTGCGAAAGCCGGGCGCTACAAGATGGTATGCCGCAACGTGCTGACGTGGTGTTGCCAAGACGAATTCCGGGCTGCGCGACTGGTGGCGGGGCACGTCATGGACTACGGCGAAGGCGTGGGGCCGATCAACGCCGGAACGCCGCATGGCGACGAGACGTGCACCGTGAATGGACTGCGCGAGCAACTGCGCCGCGTGAACCGCACGGCGCCTAACGTTTGACATAACCGGCGCTGGGATTGTGCAAGTCGAGGGCGATATGAAGACGCATAACGCCAAGGTAAGCGGCGTGCCGCCACAGGACTAAAAGGGGGAGATGAAGATGGAGCAACTGCAAGCGTTTGACGGAGGCACATGCGGCACGTCCGACTTGACCGACGTGTTAGGGGTTGGATCCGCACGGATGCACCCGCACGACAACAAGTTTCACACAGGCAACGGAGAGGATGGAAAGCACTACTGGCTGACGCCGCCCGACCTGTACGCGCAACTGGACGCGGAATTCGGGTTTGACTTTGACCCGTGCCCATTCCCGAAGCCTGCCGACTTCGACGGCCTGACGTGCGAGTGGGGTCAGCGGAACTACGTGAACCCGCCTTTCGGATCCATCGTGCACCAGGGAAAGAAGAAGGGGCCGACTGCCTGGATGCGCAAAGCGATTGAGGAACAGCGAAAAGGGAAACTGTCGGTCGTGGTGTACCCGGTGGACAAGTGGGTGCTGATGATGCTCGCGGCCACCGGAGCGCAGAACGTCCGCAACCTCGGTGATGTGAAGTGGTGCGCCACAGAGGACGGATCCGCAGGGAAAGGGACGGGGCGGCATATCGCGTGCTTCGTGCTGACCCCTAACGATGGAGGTAAGCGGCTTTAGTCCGCTTGACCGCGTAGTTATACGGCACTAGGAGGAATATGAAACATTTAGATTTATTTAGTGGTATAGGTGGTTTTGCTCTTGCAGCTCAGTGGGCTGGCATTGAAACGGTAGCCTTCTGCGAGATAGACAAGTTCTGCCATAAGGTTTTGCAGAAGAACTTTCCAAGGGTGCCAATACATGACGACATTAGAACTTTAAGAGGCGAGGATTATGCAGGAATTGACATCATCACAGGTGGATACCCGTGCCAGCCATTCAGCCTTGCAGGAAAGCGAAAAGGATCGGATGACGAACGCCACTTGTGGCCAGAAATGTTCCGCCTTGTGCGAGAAATCAAGCCCCGTTGGGTTGTTGGAGAAAATGTTGCTGGGCACATTACCTCTGGACTCGACGATGTTTGTGATGACTTGGAAAGCGAAAACTACGAAACGAGGACGTTTGTTTTTCCGGCTTTCGCCGTTGGGGCGAAGCATGGAAGGGAGAGGGTCTTTGTGGTGGCCAACTCCAAAAGCAAGCGACGCAATTATGGGCATGACTGCGAGAACGAGCGGAAGGCCGATAGAACGGAGTACCCATCTGCAAACTATAGTGGGGCTTTCGGTCGGATGGAAACCGGGAGATGGGCACCTGAACCCAACGTGGGTAGAGTGGTTGATGGGGTTCCCAATCGGGTGGACAGAAATAGAGGACTCGGAAACGCAGTAGTTCCACAAGTGGCTTATGAGATACTGCGGTGCATTCGTGCCGTATAACGGCTGAATTCAGCGGCGGCGAAGCCGTCCGCTGGAATGATTGGTTATGCCGCACGTATTACAAGGAAGGAAACATGATGACAGTTGCCGTACTTTTTGCACGCGCTGACAGCCACTACAAGGCGCTGCCAGGGTGTGACGTCTGGGACATTGAGCGGGACGCAAGGCTCTGGCCGGGTGGTTGCAGTGTGATAGCACACCCGCCGTGCAGGGCGTGGGGAAGGCTGCGCCAGTTTGCAAAGCCGCGACCTGGTGAAAAGGAGTTAGCGATTTTGGCTGTTGCGAACGTGCGCAGGTTTGGCGGAGTGCTGGAACACCCGGCAGAAAGCTCGCTGTGGATTGACCAGCGGTTGCCGCGACCCGGTGAGTTCCCCGACGAGTTCGGCGGCTGGTCGATGGAGATTGAGCAATACCATTGGGGGCACCGTGCGGAGAAAGCGACCTGGTTGTATGTGGTTGGCTGTGAACCGTTCGACGTGCCACCGATGCCGCGCAGAACTGGAAAGGCAACGCACTGCATACGACCAACGAAGAAATACCCGCGCTTGCCATCAGTGACAAAGGCAGAGCGGGAACACACCCCCCCGGAGCTTGCTGCTTGGCTCGTTGAGCTGGCAGGACGCTGCAAGGGGCATAACGCCCAGGTAAGCGGCGGCGGTGCTTTTCCGCCGTCCGCTTGACCGACGTGTTATGCGTTTTGACTATGAGACACCTAGACCTTTTTTCAGGGATCGGCGGTTTTGCACTGGCTGCGAAGTGGGCCGGGTTTGAAACCGTTGGGTTCTGTGAGCAAGATGATTTTTGTAAGTCGGTGCTGGCGGCACGGTGGCCGGGTGTGCCGATACATAACGATGTGAGGGATTTAGATGGGCGATTGTTTCGAGGACTTGAACTTGTCACAGGTGGATACCCGTGCCAACCGTTTAGCAGCAGTGGGAAAAGACTTGGCGCAGAAGATGACCGCCACCTCTGGCCGGAGATGCGCCGAATTATTGAGCAAGCAAGACCAACTTGGGTGGTATCTGAAAATGTTGCTGGTCACATCACGATGGGCCTCGACGACGTGCTCTCTGACTTGGAAAGCCTCGACTACGCCGCGAGGGCGGTTGTTATTCCGGCTTGTGCCGTCGGCGCGAACCATAGAAGGCAAAGGGTGTGGGTTATTGCCCACACCACAGAGTTCGGATTGGGTGACAACATACCGACCACGCGACACCACCCTCCGCCGCACATTTGGGGGGAATGGCAAGAGTGGGAGGATAAACCCACGATTCTTGGAACGGATGATGGGCTACCCAATAGGGTGGACAGAATTGCCGCCATCGGAAATGCAATAGTTCCGCAAGTTGCTTACGAGCTACTGCGGGTGATGACGCATAACAAGTAATATCCGAACCTTGCAAGGTAGACAACCATGTACCGACTGACTAAAAAAGCCGCAGCACAGCGTACCCGCCGTCTGGAATCCATGCGGCGAGGCAAGGATGCTTCCCGCATGGCTCGCTCGGCTGAAGAGCGAGCGCCCGAACTACCTGCGCTTCGCCGTCAGATAATCATCCGCGATTTTGATTTCGGCGAGACAATCCACACGCTCGACCTCTACAAGTCGGATCGACGAGATTGTTATCGCGTGCTGGTCGACGGCAAGCCGTGGAAGGATCGTATCGGCTGGTCGGCAATCCTCGCCGGGTTACGCAAAAGTATGCCGAGGGTAGGTGCAGAATGAGACGAATCTGCGAATCCTGCGAAATGGGTTACACGTCGACCGCAACGACATGTCCGTGGTGCGGATGCGACGCCGCACTCAGTCACACGTCGGACATCACATCCGTCATGGACACCGAGTGTTACGTCGATTACTGGCTGTGCATGTTTGAAACGGGCGAGGTGTTTCAACTGGCGCACGACATAACGCTCGATATACCCGGCTTGCGCCGTGCGTTGTCCAGATACCGAGTCGTGACGTTTAACGGTCTGCATTACGACTTCCCGATCATTGCGCTGGCGCTGCAAGGTGCGACGACACAGATGTTGAAAGCTGCCAGCACCCGTATCATTGAAGGCAACGAGCAGCCGTGGCATATCACCGACGATCGGCTCGATTGGGTTGATCATATTGACCTGTTCGATGTCGCACCTGGCATGTCATCGCTGAAAGCATACGGTGCGAAGATGCACAGCCGCAAATTGCAAGACCTGCCGATCCACCACAACGCATCGATACGGTGGTGTGATCGCGTAGTGCTGCGCGAATACTGCCAGAACGATCTGCAAACGACCCGTGATCTGCTCGATTGGTTCCCGTCGCAGATCAAGATGCGCGAGGAAATGTCCGTCGAGTACGGTGTCGATCTGCGCTCGAAATCAGATCCGCAGATCGCTGAAGCGGCGATGAAATCGATGCTGCCGTTCAAGGTTGCAATACCGCCCGTTGTGCCAGGCGAATCGTTTTATTACAAGCCGCCCGCATGGATGAAGTTTCAGCATCTCGACGTCCTGGATCGAATCGTCGAACACCCGTTCTATATCAATCATTCAGGCGGTGTAGCGGCACATATTGATAACCATCTGATCGATTGGGGTGACAAGGCGCAACGCCTCGACCATCACGGTAAATGGGTTACACGTCCCGCTGGATGGGTGCATCGTATGGTGACGATCGGCGAAACGAGTTACACGGTCGGCACGGGCGGTCTGCACAGCACCGAGTCGAATGTGACGTTCCGCGAGACTGAAACACACCGGCTCATTTCGCCGGACGTTGCGAGTTACTATCCGTCGCTGCTCGTCAATCTCGGAATCTGCCCGAGTCAGATCGGCGAGATATTCCGCTCGACATATCGCGGGTGGTACGACACGCGCCTCGACGCGAAGGCGAAGGGTATCAAGAAACTGGCGAATAGTCTGAAGACGCTACTGAACGGCGTGTTCGGGAAACTCGGCAGCATGTGGTCGATATTCTTCGCACCGAAAGAATTGATACAGGTGACGATCACTGGCCAGCTCGCTCTATTGATGCTGATCGAGATGATGGAAACGTGTGGCATCCCTGTCGTCAGTGCGAACACGGATGGTATCGTCGTGAATTGTCCGCGTTCGCTGGAACCGATATATCGCGACATCATTCGCTGGTGGGAGAAGACGACCGGGTTCGTCATGGAAGACACGTATTTCCGCCTGCTGGCGTCGCGTGACGTGAATTCGTACATCTCGATCACCACGGACGGCGAAACGAAGCTGAAGGGTGCGTTTGCGCCGGCAGAACCTGGCCCGTCTGGATGGCCGAACCCGACCGGCCAGATATGCGTCGATGCAGTCGTCGAATACCTGCGCACAGGTACGCCGATCGCCGATACGATTCGCGCTTGCACGGATATTCGACAGTTCATCTATGCGCGGAGTGTTAAAGGTGGCGGCTCGTATCTGGATCGACCGCAGATGCCACGCACGACGACACAACGTGCTATGCGTGCCATGCTCGAAGCAGTCGGATACGCGCACGATCTGCCGAAGGATGCACTCATTGCCTGCTACTCCGACCTACGCGAACGCACTCACGGTCGAGCCGAATATCTCGGCAAGGTGGTTCGGTGGTATTATGCCACGGGTTCGACAGGTTGTATCCTTACGCCCGAAGGCGGCCTGGTTCCTCGCAGCGAAGGATGCCGACCCCTCATGACACTACCTGACGATGTGCCTGACGATATGGATTACGACTGGTACGTTGCTGAAGCAAATTCGATACTGTGTGATATAGGAGTGACGAAATGACCTACGGGTGTCACAACAGAACCGCCGCAGCCGGCCACTGGATGAAAGACGGTCACATCATGGCACAGTCACTGACCGGCGTACCGATCGCGCAGCAACGGATGCGGTTTGTTCCGTTCCGTAACACTCGCGAATGTGGGTATGATAAGCGTTTAACCGACGAACGATGCAAAGGATGCAGTCATGGCGTATAAGCACGAACCCCACGAATCAGCCGCGTACCAGATTATCGGCGGCGCAATCTTCGGCCTGCTATTCTTCGCGCTGGTCGTGGTGATGATCCCATGACCGATCTATCAAGAGCGCGTGACGTGTTTCAATGCCAGTCGATGAATAAATCGGGCGTTCGGTGCAAGGCGAAAGCGCAGAACATGTACGGCGGTAAATCGCTGTGCAACCTGCACCACCGCCACGCTATTGAGGCGGTGTTAAAACCCCGATCGCTGCCCGGCAGGACTCGATGAGTTTATCGGCCCGATCTGCTTCATCTCCGTATCGGGTAGCAAACCTATTGAGAGCGTCTTCCGCTCTGCTTGATACATCTTTGTAAAGCTGCCCACTGGTGGCAACTCCACTCGCGGCAGGTTGTCCGACACATGGGGGCGCTGGCAAGCGCAGCCTGGGAGCATTACGACCAGCAAGGCGCAAGCGGTCAATTTCGGCAAGGTTCGCATTTTTTTCCTCCGTTAATGTTTTGATTCGCTCTCCGACTGTCACCAGCGCATCGTAGTCTGCCTTGGCATGATCCGCTTCGCACGATTCGTAACCACGGTAGTACGCGCCGCCGATCGCCGCACCAGCGATCAATAACGCAGCCAGGATGATATACGGGTTCATGGCGTATCCCGCGAATCAAGGTATGCCTTGAACACATAGCCACCGAACGCCACGACAGGTGAGGTCACAGCCGCGATAACCGCTGCCGTATTTACACTGATCTCCTCATTGATAGCGAACGACATCGCCCATTCAGAAACCTTCCACGTCATCCAGATAGCAATGCCGAGAATCACCCTGCGGATCACTCCACGCGAGTCAATCCAGTTCCAGAATCGTTCAATGATTTTCATGTCAGCCCCTTGGTGTAAGTAGTTGTGCTGCGTGGCGTGCGATGCGCTGTTAGTACCTCTTGCCGCATGGCCGGCGCGAACGATACATGCACCCATGTTCCTTCGTCGATGATCTGATCGAACTTGATGCCTGCCGTGATGACCGCTTCGCAGATGTCGCGTGGTGATCCGAACACGGAGCATGTGAAATCTGCGGCGTACCCGTCCAGATGCGCCGAATTCTTCGCGCCGCCGATTTCGGTATTCAATGCCTCGCATCGATACGCGCTGTTGATCTTGATCGCGTACCCACCGAGTAGCTTGCGGATCTGTTCCAGCCCGACGGCCAGGATGAATAGGTGAGGCATGAGCGAATCAGGTGGAGTGTTATTGATACCTTTACGTTCTGCGACGATGCTCGCGGCGAGTTCTGTCATCGTGAAATGATCTGTCAGACCCATTATATCCACCCTCCCATACGTAGCCAGAATTTCCAAGTGTCAAAGTATAGATCGAGCATGTTGTACGCACGAACCTCAACACGCTTCACGATGCGGTCAGGTCGCAACTCGAATTTGAGGATGTCAGCAGTCATGTCAATGACCTTTCAACTGCCCTGCGATACCTGCCCACATGGCGCTGGCCATGCCAATTGCAATCAGCCCGACGATAGCGATAATACCTTTGTCCGTGGCACGACGCATTGATCGACCGAAACGCAAATCCATGCGGAATTCCTCCACCTTCTCCGGATCGTCAATATCCACACCGAGTATGGCGAACACACGGCGAACAGCCTCGTCTGCGACTTCTCGGGCTTTCGGGCAGTCAAGTCCGTCATTCTTACAATCAGGCTGTGCCATATCTCTGTCTCCGCTGTTGCTCGTCAATAAACGAATCCTCGCAATGCTTCGGATCGTTCGCTAGAAAGTTGATCACTTGGACGAGGGCGGAATGTAGCGGCCCTTCACGCAATCGCCAGCAACGGGCTGAGATCGTTTCGTCTTCATCACCTCCGAACGTCGCATTTGCCAACTGATCGAATCCCAGTGCAATCCGCCACGCTCTGGGAGAGCCAGCACACGCAGCGAGAAAAAACCAGAGCAGCGCAACCACTCCCGCGATCACGCAGACTTGCCACAGGAAGATGAGTTTGACGATGAGGATCACAATACGACGCCCGTCAGAATCACAGCCTTCCGCCCCGCCGCGATAAATCCTTCATCGGTGAGGTAGTCGAGACCTTCCTGCGTGCTCGCCAGATTCAGATCAACGTGCTGCAAGCGCGGGTCTTCGATGATGTCGAGAAAGTCATCAATCACCGGATTCGTTGCGCGTGCCGCCTTGATGCCAACCCGTTCCGCCGCAGTGAATAGCAGCATGAATTCGACAGGCGAGACCTTTGGCGGGATGGCCACAGGCTCGACCGGATCAGGGATGACTGGAGCCGGAGGTGCTTCCCATGTCTGGCCGTTCAGTATCCATCCATTTTCGACGGTATCGGGAACCTGCACAAACTGCGCAGCAATGTCGGCAGTGAAGCAACCGTCGGGCGATTCTGTACGGACATCGAGGGCGGTGTTATTTACGTTTCTTGCGTATTTCATTTTAGTAACCCTCCGTAAAGTACAGGATCACAGCGCCAGCGCCACCGGAAGACGGCGAACCACTGCTAACGCCAGCCCCACCCCCGCCGCCAAGGCCGCCAAGGCCACCGGATGAAGCATCTACCCCCCACCCACCACCCGCGCCAAAGCCGCCATTACCACCGAGGCCTCCACCGTTTGGCGAATTCCCGCCGCCTCCACCGAAACCGCCACTGCCTCCTCGCCTGGCATTTAGTCCAGCGCCGCCGCCTGCGCCGGGCCCACCACTACCTCCGCTGCCTTGTGCGGCCCCAGCAGACCCGCCTGCCGCCCCACCGGAACCGTCCAGTGATTTTGTGATGTACATAAGAAATGGTGATTTATTACCGCTACCGCTGCCACTTTGACCGGATTGCTCCCCCGCAGAGTACTGATTCGTACCGCCGGGCGCACCGATTCCGGCCCCTCCATTCCCGAAACTTCCGCCACTACCATTACCACTACCCGCAGTACCGCCACCCCCTGCACCAGAATTTGGAATATCTACACCAGCCCCGCCGTACCCACTAGAAACACCACGCCCAAGACCAGATCCACCTCTATCTGTTGACGTCGCCCCGTTCCCATAAAACGAACCAGCAGATGATCCCCCTACATTTGCAGCCGCGCCACCAGCACCGCCCGTTGCCGTGAATGCGCCGCGAAGTGTCGGTGATGCCGTTCCAACACCACCCGCGCCGCCGACAGTGTTGGATGTCCCGCCTGTTGCAGACAATACCGTGCCAAAAGATGATGTACCGGCCGCAGCACCTATTGTGATCGTCGGCAGCAATTGACCGGGAACAACATCAATAATTCCGAATGCAAAACCACCACCGGCACCGGACGCTGTCGTACCTCCGTTACCACCGCCACCATGAACCGCAACACCGATCTGATACACGTTCTGCGGAACGACTTCCGTCGAGGTCGTTGTAGTGATGAGCTTGTAATTGCGCCACTCCGGAGGGGCTACGCGGGTCTGCGCGTTTGGAGGAAGCGGGGAACCATAAGTCCCCTTGTTCATCGGGCCGTCGTTCGTTGGTTGAAATACGTTTCCCATTTTAGTAATCCCCCGCGTTCGCCGAAACCTGCAAGGCGCAATTTGTGCCGCCGACTGCTACCGTCGCACCGGCGTAAATCTTGTACCCGGCAGGAATCGCCTTATTGATGCCCACCACATAAACCGGGTTCGCGCTAGTCGCCAACGCCGTGACTGTTGCGGCAGCGATAGCCACTTCGCCGAGTAACTGGTTGTTCGTCGCTGTGGTGTTGGCAGAGCCGTTGTTGATCCAGAAGCGCACCACCGTCGCGGCAGTTGTGCCGGATGCCGTAGCACCGTTCGTGCTAGTCAGTTGCACAGAGAGTGAGTCGATTCGCGCACCGTTTGCGCCGGCCAGAAGAACCTGAGCGAGAGCAGTACCTGCGGCTTCGGTTCCGTCGAACGCTTTGGTGTTGGTCATTGCTGTCGAGAGCAATACATTCATCAAGCCGGGATTCGGCGTCAAGGGGAAAATCGGTGATGTGTTCGCGGCCATGGTTACATGCCTCCAAGATTAGTATAAAGGTAAAGTGAACTTCCGACAGGCGTGGTCACACCTGATAAATCAGGTTCCGGCGATAGCGATATCGTCCACGCTGCATATGTACCACTGCCGTTTATTTTTAATACATTGTGGGTCAAAACACCAGTACCGCTATCATATGCTGTTATCTGGCCAATCATATAGTCGGAAACCAAAGCGGTTGACGCCTGCAAAACAAACATTCCGACGACCAGCGCCTTACCTGTCTGAATTGTGATTGTCGTCGAACCGAGCGCGATCGTATCAGACGTGGTGCTCGTTGCGTTCGTACCCGGTGCGTTGATTGCGGTTAGTGCCGATGCTGCTGCTGCATTCGCACTATTCAAAGCGTTCGTAGCCTGAGTTGTAGCTAGTCCGACCTGTATAGTGGCAATGCCTGCTTGTGTGGTTGCCGTTGCTGCATCCACTACCATCTCACCCTTGACCGTATTTACCTGGCCGGCCCACGTGTTCAATTGCGGTCGGAACGTATCTTTCTGTGCGAGTACGAACGCCGCAGCCGCCGTGCTGAATTCGTCACGGGTCATCGTGGCCGGATCGGGCGCGGTTGGGAGTGCGTCTATCGTTTGCGTGATCGTTGTCATGTTAACCCCTTAATCTCAACCGGCATGATACCACCTGTCAATTCGGTCGGCATCTGCCATGATTTTATGAACCCATAGACGACACTGTGCGCGTATGCCGACGATCCGACGAAAATCAAAGGTTCAGCCCGATGATCCTTCATTTGCCTGAACACTTCGCCTTCAGATCCGGCTTCGATATGAACATCTAGGTTCATTCGTTCCGAATACGCGCCGCGCCGCAACTCGATATCGCCGAATGTGTTCTCGACAACACGCGAATAATCGTCAATGGATGACGCAAGCCCCCATTGCGTTGTCCCAAGCTGCTTCATCTTCCCGATCACTGCAACACCACATGCCGCAGTGCTGCCAGTCGCAGCAGTGATAGTGATCGTCAGAACAGACGCGGCATACGGCGGGATGTCAGTGAATAGCGCCTTGTCTTCCTCGATCAATTCTTCGTAGTACCAGTCGTACCAGTTGTTCACCGGATGCGATGTCAGCGATTTCGTTTCGCTATACCCGCTGATTGATTGAGATACAGTAATCGACACACCGCGTATGTTGATAAACGCAGCGGCATTTACGATTACACCGGGCGTCAGCGTCAGCGTAATCGAACCACCATTGGCCGTTTGCGACCCCGACGATTGATCAAACATCTTCCAGCGGTTCGTCGAGTTGTACGGTAGTCCGGTAGTAACATTCGGCGAACCGAGATGCAGCCATTTCGTTGCATCGGTTAGCGGGTTTCCAAGATTCCCAGCAGCCAGTGATTCATACAGCAGATGCACGTTCGTACTAATAGACGAAACGATGTCACCTAGTGCATACGTCACAGCCCCTGAATACACAGGATATACATTCGCAAGGAACCTCCAGAACGTCGGACTCGATGCCGGAGTGTTGCCAAGATTCCCCGCCTGCAACGACTGATAGATGGCTTGCGGCTGACCATTCACCGCAGCGAACTCGCCGACGAGCGTACCTGATCCGTATGTCGTGCCGGCGCTGTACGCGGTCTGCGTCGCCTCCGGTACGTTGCTCGATGTCAGGATCGCGTCTGTGATCTCGATCGGGCGAATGATACTGAAATCGTAATCAGCCATGACTTACACCCTCGTTGCCGGCAATCCGTCGATATTCCACTGATCTTCGATCTGGAACATGCGCTTGTTCGTTTCCTTGATCTGCGCAATATCGATCGCCTGCGCATCGGTGCATTGTACCAGCCTTGCGAGTAAGGCGTTCGTTTCGTCGCGCGCCTCGCGCTGCATATCCACGAACGGACGCGGCGTAATTTCCTCGCCCTCATGAATCGGTGCGACCATGTCATACGGCACATACGACGTGCCGATGGCGAACCCTGGGAATCGAGGATCGCTGGTTATTGCCTCATACGACGGATCTCCGGGTTTGGCAAAAGCCGTTTCTTTCAGTGCTGCCGCTGCATTGGCGTATTGTGTAGCACTCATGCCTGCGACGATCAGTTTGTTTGCCTCCAGTTCTGCATTGACGGTCGGTACATCTCCACCCCCACCGACCGTACTGACAGCCGCGCCGCCAAGCGGTTGAACGGTAGCAGGTGACGTCATGGCACGTTCGGCTGCGATTGCCACACCCAACGCCGCAATCGCAGCCGAAACGCTCAATATCCGCGTATCGATCCCGCGAAGCGCATCGAGTTGCGCCTGCGCCATTGCCAACTGTGCGTCCAGATCGGCAAGCTGTCGTTCGGCAAGTGCCAACGCCTTGTCCGCCGCTGTGAGCTGATCGCCACTGATAACACCAAGCGCCTCAAGCTGCGCAGCCAGGCGAAGACGATCTCGATCCTCCGCCACCCTGCTCGTATAGAGTTTCGCGTCGAGTCCAGCAGTCGATGCGGAGATGGCCGTCTTCAGATCGTTGGCATCCGGAAGATACCCGCTCGACTTGGCATTCTCAAGCGCGTTCGATATGAATTGCATACCGGCGACACCGGACTGCACCACCGAACTTGTAACCGAACCGCGAAGCGATTTGACACCTTCCGATATGGCATCCATCACCGATTTGATCGCTGATACATGCTCACGCGCAGTATCAACCGCCGATTGGGCTATTTTTCGCTGCGCATCAATCGCACGGCGAACGGCGTCCATCGCCGAATCGGTTGCCGATCTGGCTGCTGCGAGATTTCGTTCAGCAGCTTCGCGTGCAGCCTGCGCAGCTTCGGCTGCATCTTGCGCCGCCCATATCGCCGATTGCATACCACGCAACGACTCGTCCATTGCGGCGAGTTCATCCTTGCGACGTTCAGCCAACGCACCTGCGCGATTCCCCTGTGCTTCCATCAGCGCGATTTCAAGCTGCCGACGCTGTGCTGCAAGCTGAAGCGCGGCAGAGTTATCAGCAGCGGCAGAATTGTCAGCAGCGGCAGAATTGTCAGCAGCGGCATCGGTTGCGACGGATGAGGTTTCGGCCTGTGCAACCTGCGCAGCGGCAAGTGCCGACGCTGCATTCGCGAGATCAATCAATGCGACGCGGCGTTCATCCGCAGCGCCAACATTCGCAACATCAAGTTCGTCCCAATACGCTTTGACCGCAACAGCGATGCCGCCCTTCTCGTCAATATATTTCTTCGCAGCATCCAATCCGACACCCGCCTTATTGGCGACAGATGCAAGTGCGGCGTCGTATGCGGATTGCGCTTGGCTGATGTTGAATTGCGACGCACCTGCCTTATTGCCGGTCGAGTCTAGCAGACCCGCATATGCACTCGCCGCCGCACTACTAACCAATGCAGCAGCTTGCTTTGCACCAAGCTCTCGAATCTTTGCCAGATCAGACTCTGTTGCAGCGAGTGCTCGCGCTTTGTCGATCGACGCCTGCATTGCCGATGTAATATCGTGCAGCGATTTTTCGAGCGGCGACATCGCCAGTTCGGCCAATGCAGTATCTACATCGCGCATCTGTTCTGCCAATGCTTTAGCGTTCTCCGCTGCCTCTTTCGCAGCCGGATGCAATTCGAGATACGCGCCAATCAACCCATTCAATCCGGCGATCTGTTTCTGGCCTTCAGCGGTCGTTGCGTCTATCCCATCCATGAGCATTTTGAAATCAGCAGTCGACGCAGGCACTGCAACACCGAGTTCGGCGAACGCTTTTTCGAGCAGTTTCGTTTTTTCCGCAGTCTTTTCTGCTTCATCCATCAATGAATACGCCGCAGCTTTCTGCATTGCCTGTGCGGTGAGATACGCCGGCAGCGAGTTTTCCAATTCACCGAAATTCTTCATCAGCGCGTCAGCCGCAGCGGATAGCTTGGGATCGGAGATTTCCTTGATCAATACCATGAGCTCGTCGGTATGCAGCTTGCCGAGATACCCGGCTGCTGCGGCAGCATCGTCTTTCCCGAAGGTCGTGCTGCCGCTGGTCAGTTCTTTGCCACCGACGATGATTTTGCGATAGGCAAGCCCCTGCGATGTCCCCTTTGGATCGAGTTTGTATCCTTGATCGACCATGACATCAGTAAGTGTTTTTCCGAACGATGACGCCAGCGCATTGACTTGCGCATATGCAGATTCAGTCAATGCCTTATTGCCGAGCGAATCACCTCCGGACATAGTAAAACCCGCAGAATATCCATTAGAGCCAATCTGCCCGTATTCACCCTGCTGCGGGCCACCTTTTTTACCAAACAATCCGATTGCATTCGCAATAACAACGGCCGCAGCAACATACGGTACAACGGCAGCAAATGATGACGCAGTACCTGCAAGCGCAGCACTCGCGGATTCCATAACCGTTGCACCTGTTTCCAACATCGTCGTAAATGTCGGGATCACTGTTCCAAGATTACTGACCGCAGTACCAATAGACGGCAATGATGCCAATGACGATCCGATTGAGAATAAGTCACCTGCCCCACCACCAGTGACGCTACCCGCAGCTTGCGCTGCACCCGCAGCCATACTACCTGCGCCGCTGATCCCGACGTTAATCAGAAACTTCTGAACCGTCATCTTGTACAACATTTCGAGCAGGTACGTTTTGATCGACGCGCCGATTTCCTTGAATGCGTTCTTGCCCTTGTTCGTGATGTTCATGAACGCATCGTGCGCAAGTGAATCAACCATCTTCCAGCGGTCTTTTTCGGCTTGTTCAATTCGCTTCTGTTCCGCGACTTCGGCCTGGGCGGACGCTGCCTTCTCGCGAACACCCTTCAGTTCGGTCAATAGATCGATTTTTTTCTGGATATGTGCGAGTTCGTCGGCATCGAGAATTCCGGATTCTTTCAATTTTTCCAGATGCGCAATTGATTCACCCGCACGCGCCGCTTTCAATTCTTCGATCTGTTCTTTCGTCTTGCCGATGATGGACAGTTCCCACTCAGCAGCTTCAATCTTTTTCTGTATAGCAACTTCCTCGCCCGCACGCGCCTCAATATTCGCATTTGCCAGTTTGACTCGCGCATCTTCGGCTTTAATCATCTCTTTGACGAGCTTCATTTCGTCTTCAAGTATGTCGTCCATGTGGTCTTGTTCGGCTTTACGTAACGCAGCAGCAGTCTTCGCTGCGGCTTTGACACGATCTTTGCCGTATTTTTCCTCGATGACGGCGAGTCCCGACTGAAACTGCTTTACCAATTTCATATGTAAATCAGTACCGATCATTTCCTGCGTAACTGCCGCTTGAAACTTTTCAGTGGCGTCGGCAATATCTTTCTCACGGAGTTGCGCCTTCGTCAGATTCATTCCCATGAATTCTTTGATGGCTTTCTGATTCGCTTGCTTCTGCGCAGTCGCAGCTTCTTCTGCGGCTTCTTCTGCGGCTTTGACAGACGCCGTATGACCTGATATTTCGTTCGCCAGTGCTTGTTTCTGCGCAGTCGCCAGATCGTCGAGTGCCTTGATCTTTGCATCGAACGCGCCACGGTCTGCGGAATCACGACTTATCAGCGCACGCCAATTCTCAGCCATGAACGCGAGTTTCTGTGTAGTTGCTGCGACCGTGATACCAAACGCGCCAGCCGCCCAATGAATTGCGTTGAACGCTTCCTTCAGCCATTCAAACGTACCTTTTGCACCCTTTACAACAGTTTCCCAATTCGCAATCGCAGTGGCTACCGCCGCAATCGCCGTTGCAAGCGCGATCAACGGATGCGCAACGATGAACGTGCTGATAGCAACACCGACCGCACGAACCGCAGCAGATACGGACGTACCCCATGTGATAGCCGATGCACCCGCAGCGGTTTGCGCGGCGGCAAGTTCCGCAGTTGCGACCGTCGCTGCTTTCGTATTTGCGGCTTGTGCGACACCAAGCGCCGCGAGGTCTTTCACAGCGGCGTTATGCGCAAGCGTTGCGCTAGTCAGCGCAGATTGCGTAACTATAAGTTCAGCCTCGATCTGCCGGATGATTGCGTAATGACCCGACAATTGCGCAACCGATTTCGCATTGTTCAATTGTGCGAGTGTTAATTCATTTGCCGCAACCGCAGCCGCTTTCGTCACTACTGTTGCCGACAATACGGAAACCGTCAATTCTCGATCGGCAATAATCGCAGCTTGCGTCGCGGCAACGTCAGCCATTTTCGATTCGGCACGCTTCAAGTTGAAATCCGCATCCATCTTCAGCGCCGCCGTATGCGCGACCAGCATCGTCGTTGATTCGATGATCGACGCCATGAACTTACCTGCCGCAATCGCTGCGGTGAGCAGCAACGCCTGGCCGACAAGTTTCAGATTCTCCGCGAGGAACATCACGCTATCGGTGATTGCCTTCGTCACACCCGATGTCTTACCCGCTTCACCGATGTATAGCGTGAATTCGTTTCGCAGCACTTGCAACGCGCCGGTAATCGTCATCGACTCCATTGCAAGTTTTCTAAACGCTTCGGCAGTCGCTTCACTGCCGAACGCTTTCACCATTTCTTCGGCGGTGATCTTTCCGGCAATCGACAACTCTCTCAACTGGCCGAGCGGAACACCCATACTATCCGCCAGCACCTTCATGACGTTCGGCATGGCTTCCATTACAGCGCGGAATTCTTCACCACCGAGTCGCCCTGATCCCATCGCCTGCGAGAGTTGCAACGCGGCACTCGCCGCTTCAGCCGATGTCGCGCCGTATGCTTTCAGACCATACGTGACGGTCTCTGTCACGGTGGCGATCTGCTTCATCGAGACACCCGTGCCATCCATCGTCGATTTCAGACGGGTGTAGAGCATCGATGTCGCGCCGATGTCAGCCTGTGCTGTCGTGGCGATGCGGCGGATGTCGCCAAGCGCCTGGTTGTATTGTTCCTGCGATTTGGTATTGATGCGAACCTGTGCATCCAGCTTGACGTATGCGTCCGTGGCGCGACGAAGCTGATCGGTCATGGCTGCGAGTCCGACACCCATGCCGAGGCCGCTCATCGCGTTTTTGGCACTGGCGATGTGGCGTTCCATTTGACCCGTGGCGTCGCCGACGACCTTGGTGGCGGCGTTCATGTCTTGCGACAGCTTCGCCATGTTCGCCATGAGCATGATTTCGAGTACGCCGACTTGCTGTGCCATATTTCACCCCTTCGACATCATGTACGACTTCATAGCGTTGGAAATCTGACGAGACACTGCTTCACGATTCGATCGCAGTGCTTCTTCGGACTGCCACGGTGACGGATAGGTTGGATCAGTGGCGCGTGACGCCATGCCCAAATAATCCGCCGATAACCGACGCAGTATTCTGGATTCCCACGGGTGTAATTGTACCCCCGTAAGATGCTCCCACGCTAGTATTTCAGAACATGACAATGGCGCGTTCCCGGCAGTATTCCGGAGCGCAGGCCCGACATCGTAGAAGTAGTCGAGCAGGTACGTTAAGCAGGGTTCTACCCAGGGGAATTCAAGCACAAGCCCGTCGGCGACTGATCGCTCGTAACGGGATTCTTTTGCTTTATCCGGTACAGCCGATAACCACGCTCTGTACCGGACGGCAACGCTCAGTCCTGCATAGCACCCTTCGTAAAATTCGACCAGTCACCGAGATGCTTGGCGACTTGATCCGAAATAAATCCGATGGTGGTGTCGGAATACACGCCGATCGCCAGATCACGTCCGACCAGACCCTTGTATTCGAGGCGCTTGAATTCGACGGTGCAGTCGGCGAGGAATTCGGCAGATTCGGCGGCTTTCTGCTCCGCAGTCTGTGCCGTGACGCCCTTGCGCTTCATCTTATCGACGAGGCGATTCTGCTGCGCGGCGCTGGCCTTGGCGAACTGTTTCGACCCTGGACTATGTAGCGTGACCGTTACAGCCTCGCCGTCTTCGTACAACAATTCATCGTTCGCGTCGCGCAGATGCAATACGCCGCTCAATGCTACAGCCTTGGATGTAATATCCATGATAGTTCCTTTCGTGAGAGTCAAAAAAATTGCCTGTACCCGACACCGCTCTCCCACGAAAGAGAGACAGTGCCGGGCCAGTGCGGGGTTAGGCGTTTATACGACGCCGACAATTGCGATGGTGTAGGTCACAGACGTACCCGCACCACCATTCGTTACGGTCAGCATGTCGGCAGTGGTGGCCGTTACAGCGTAACCATTTACATCAGGTGCAACGATGATGAACGTGCCACCCGGCTTGACAACAACCTTATCGGTCGTGGCACCGAACATCGGAGCAAATGCGGCAGTCGCGTGACCACCGACGACCACATCGTTCGTATTCGCCGCAGCAGCGGTGATGACGATCGCCTTGATCTTGGCGAAGGTCAGCGTTGCGCCGAATGCGTCCAGCAACACGCCGGCCAGATCAAGATTTTCAGCGGTCGATGCAGTCAGCGTGCGGGTGTCGGTGAACAATTCGTTCGCCTGGTTGGCACCCGTGCCGTTCGTGAAACCGTTGGTGATACCGAGATTGGCGGGATATTCTGCGGAGCCGACATCGAGACCCTTTTCCAATACGGCGGAAAGAGACATTGCCAGTGTTGCGATCAGAGTTGTTGCCATGATTGCGTTCCTTTATAAACGATGGACGTGAACGTGCGAAACCCGCCGAAGCGGGGATCGGAACAGATTACGCGAGGACTTCGACGATGCCGACGCCAGTATTCGACGTGGTAATTTCCAGATTGATCGTTGCGCTGGTGATCGAATTCACGTCGTTGACGCCGACCTTGAAGTTCATCACAAGCGCCTGGAAGTAATACACGTCGCCGTTGGCGGTCGTCAGCTTCAGTGCGTAGGGTGAGTCGGAGAGCGATGCGGCCTTGGCGATGATTTGACCGCCATCGTCAGTATCCAGACCGAGTTGTAGACTCATTGCGCCTTCATTGAAGGAACCCTTGAGCTTCTGCGTACCGCGAGTGGCAATCGGATTGTGCGTGACCAGTTGGAAGTCACGACCGAGTTCACCCATGTTGGTGACTTCGCCGATGGTGGTAAATGAGAGAGCCGCATAGCCAGCGCCGTCGAACGTCACGGGTACACCAGCGGAAATTTTGAGAGTCGATGATGCCGACGTGCGAACGGTCATGATAGTTCCTTTCAGCGCCTCACGGCGTTAGAGAGATTATGGAATCCGTATCGGCGCTTCACAGCGTTAGATACGTTACCGCATATGGTACTGCAATTGCGTAAAGCATTCAACCTACCGTAAAAACTTAACCATGAAATCGACGGACTGTTCGTGCAGTTGTGTTTCCTGATCGTACATATCCGGCCCATCGCAATCCGGGATGATCGCTTCACATTCAAACGTCCCGACGAACCGATGCGACAACGGCAATGCGGCTCGACACGCAGCGATGATCGACTTCGCTTGGGCATACTTCGCGGCGTAGATCGTCACCTGAATCCGCTCAGTCACGAATACTCGATCCTTCATCGATAGCGTGTTGCGCGGATCACCGCTGACTTGCGTGATGCAGATCGCTGGCTTGATATTCAATGGCACGAAACCTGCATAGATATTCGCTGCCGGCACCGGAGCGGCAGCAGCGAGTAACGTATGGATGATGGCGACGCCGGACATTAGTTTTTCCAGCGTGGCGTGCGCACGAATGCGCGAGGTACGGCGTCCTCCGGCGTTTCGATCACGTCCTGATCCGTGAGCATCGTTGTCTCATAGACTGGCGCGGGTACGATCTGCGCAACCGGCACGGGATCGGCGTATTCGGCAAGACCCGACTCGACGAAACGGAGCGCGTTGTCTTCCGACATTTCGTATTCGACGCCGACTATGAACGGCCCTGGCAATCCGTTGATCTTGGTATTAACGCTGCAAAGCATTTTAATCTTCATTTTCTACCCCTTCGATTGAGACTGGTGTGTCGAGTCCGTGTTTCGTTTCGAGTATGGATTTTATCTTATTTCCGACGGCAACCGTGGCAGTCTGCGCGGTCGAATCCGCAGCCGGACGCATGAACGGGCGTGGGCGCGATCCGGGATGATTCACTGGCGCGTACACCCATCGACCGTTAATCCATAACATCCGTCCGACTTTCCCGATCTTGTGCGGACGCGTGCCGAACTCGACCATGTGCGCGTAATACGCATCTTTCTTTCCGCCAGCACGAACATACGCGACAACCTTGCCGTCACGGCGCACCCGCGAACCGACGCGCACGCTGTCACGTAACGATCCGGTATGTGCGCCGTACAGACGGGCGTTCTCCGTATTCGGCGGCGCGACGGGTACGTTTTGCAGCACCGATTCCTTGATGACGTTCGCACCCTGGCGCAACGCTGCACGCATGACGTTGTTGCGCAGTTTCGGTTCGAGCGTTTTCAGGAATTCACCAAGTTCCTTCAACCCTTTGACGTGGACTTCAGTCACGCTGATTCCTCGGATGTGGGTTTGACACTTGGGTAATACTGACAATCGACGCGGATCGCCTCGTCCAGATTAAGATGAAGTGACAGTCCGATGATGTTATCCGGAAGTTCGAGTCGTTTTTTGATGAATTCGAGTATTTCCCTCGCCACGGTGTCATTCGGCATTATCATACTCACGCTGATTCCTCCAACATAAATTCGATACCGTCACGATCGCCGACTTCTGCCGGCCCACCGATGATGTTATATGTCTTCTCGGTCTGACGCATGATGACCACACGAAACGCTGGCGTGATAGTCAATGCGCGAGGTGCGTATCGAATGCGCAGGCGCACCCGTTGCTTCGTGGTCTGGATACCGTTGCGGATTGATTCCTCGCGTGACGGCAGCACATCCACGACGTTGCACCAATACGTGCCGAACGTCACCCATGACGTTTCGGGCGCACCGAATACGGGGTCTTGTATGGTAGTCGCTTGCTCGAAACGGCAGCGGCGGCTTATCTTGCCGAAGTCCATCGCCCGTGCACCCGTTCTGGATCAAGCATGGAATCGACGTATTCGTTCGG